CATGATGCTGAGAAAGCTAAGAATGAGTATATTCCTACGGATGTTCACTGGAGTGAAGTTCCTGGTAGGGATGAGGCTTGGAAAAAATCCACTATTGCCAACACATCAGAAGCACAGTTCAAAGTTGAGTTTGAATGTGAATTCTTAGGATCTGTTGATACTCTTATTGCTCCTAGTAAGTTGAGAGTATTAGTATATGAAAATCCAACCACCAAAAGTGCTGGATTAGATGTATATGAAGATGTTCAAAAAGACCATGATTATGTACTTACAGTAGACGTAGCAAGAGGAGTAGGGGGAGATTACTCTGCATTTATTGTTATTGATATTACGGAGTTCCCTCATAGGGTTGTTGCTAAGTTTAGAAATAATGAAATCAAACCTATGTTATTCCCTAATGTGATATGGGAAGTAGCAAAAAGTTATAATGATGCTTTCATTCTATGTGAGGTAAATGATGTAGGAGACCAAGTTGCTGCAATTATTAACTATGATTTAGAGTATGAAAATCTATTGATGTGTTCTATGAGGGGTAGAGCAGGTCAAGTTGTAGGTCAGGGATTCTCTGGTAAAAAGACACAACTTGGAGTTAAGATGTCCAAGACTGTTAAAAAGGTTGGTTCTCTTAACTTAAAGACTTTGATAGAAGAGGATAAACTTACCTTTAAGGATTATGAGATTCTTAGTGAGTTAACTACTTTCATTCAGAAACATAACTCATTTGAGGCTGAAGAAGGATGTAATGATGACTTAGCAATGTGTTTAGTCATATATGCATGGTTAGTAGCACAGGATTACTTTAAAGAACTTACTGACCAAGATGTTAGAAAAAGATTGTATGAAGAGCAAAAGAATCAAATAGAACAAGATATGGCTCCATTTGGATTTATTATGGATGGATTAGATGATGAGGGAACTTTTGTTGATGCAGAAGGAGATAGATGGAATACTATGGATAATGGTAGTTTGGAGTTAGATAGATTAAATGGTAGACCAGGTGATTTTGTTGCTGATGAATATGGAGATCTTACTCATATGTGGGAATACTTGTCTTAGTGGAATTAGATAAGCAGATAAGATTAGGACACCTATTACTTTCTGATAGGGAGTGTAGAGTGTGTGGAGAAACTAAAAATCTAATAGATGGATTTTATTTAACTCGAAAGAAGAGAGGGACACTAGCATCATCATATTCTTATGAATGTAAGGTATGTACAGTAAGAAGAATTGTAGAAAATAGGAAAAAATCTAATCCATATACAGATTGGAATTACCCAGATTGGTAATGTTCATGCATTGTTTCCCCAATGAAAACATCGAAAACAATAAATATTTTCAGATAAACTGAGACTCGGAGACAGACAACATGGCGACTCCTCAATTATCTCCTGGAGTATTGACTCGGGAGGTTGATTTAACTGTAGGGAGAGCAGAGAATGTATTGGACAACATTGGGGCAATAGCTGGTCCTTTTGAAATTGGCCCTATTGATGAAGCTACTGATATTACTACAGAAAACCAATTAATTCAAACATTTGGTAAACCATTAAGTACTGATGCACAATATCAGTATTGGATGACTGCATCTTCTTTCTTATCATATGGAGGAGTTCTTAAGGTCGTAAGAACTGATGATGACGATCTAGTTAATGCTAATGGCAATAGATCTCACCTTACTAATGTAACAGACCTTAAAATCAAAAATTATGATGACTATGTGGCAAACTATGCTGGTGTAGGTCAGACATTTGGTTATGCTGCTAAAACTCCTGGTACTTGGGCAAACAATCTTAAGGTTTGTACTATTGACAATGCTGCAGATCAGACAATTGCAATAGGAGCTACTACTGGGGTTACAGTTGGATTTGGTGTTACAACTCCACTTACTGCTCAAATCATAGCAGGTTCTGGAGACACATCTACATTCACTGGATACCTTAAAGGTATTATTACAGGTGTTGGAGCATCAACAATTGATGTTAAGGTAGTAGAAAGAGTTACTACACTTGGAGTTTCAACTGCTGTTACTTATGCTCAAGGTGATCAAGCAAGAGCATTTGTGCAAGGAAATGAAGTTAGTGTTATAAATGCTAGTGCTGTTGGTATAGCTACTACTACAACAAGTGGTTCAAACTATGTTAAAGACTGGTATGATCAGCAAACACTTGGACTGACAAACTCAACAGTATATTGGAAGGCACTTTCACCTAGACCAGATACATCACAATGGGCTGCAGATAGATCATCTAAGAATGATGGTATACATGTGGTAGTTGTAGATGATCTTGGAGAAGTGACAGGTGTTCAAGGAAATATTTTAGAGAAGAGTCTTAACCTTTCCAAGGCAAAGGATGCTGTTTCATCAGAAAATGCACCACAAAAGATCTTCTATAAGGATTACGTAGCACTTTATTCTGATTACATCTATGCAGGAGACGATCCTTCAGATGGTTCAGATGGATTCTCAGCAGCATCAGATTTTAGTTCTGGATTTACTGCTATTACTAGTGCTAATGGTGGTTGGAATAGGAATGCTCAAGGCATTACCTTTAATGTTGTTGGAAATAATACCTATACATTAACTTCTGGTGCAGATTACTCTGCTACTGGTGGATATGAAGCAACTCTAGGTAATCTAATTACATCTTACAACTTATTCAAGAATAAGGATGAGATAGGAGTTGATTACTTGCTAATGGGTCCTGGCCTTGGTTCTAAGGAACAGTCACAAGCAAAAGCAAATAGACTAATTTCTATTGCTGGTGCAAGAAAGGATTGTATGGCAACTCTTTCACCACATAGAGCAGACGTTGTAGATGTAACAAATACTGATACACAGACTGATAATGTAATTAAGTTCTATAGTTCATTATCATCTTCATCTTATGCTGTATTTGATACTGGATATAAGTACACATATGACAGATTTAACAACAAGTTCCGTTGGGTTCCAACTAATGGAGATGTTGCTGGATTGATGGTAAGAACAAGTGTTAATGCTTATCCTTGGTTCTCTCCTGCTGGACAGCAAAGAGGAATCTTAAATAATGCAATTAAACTTGCTTATAATCCAGATAAAGCACAAAGAGATCAACTTTATCCACTAAGAGTTAACTCTATAGTTAACCAACCTGGAACTGGTATTATGCTCTTTGGAGATAAGACTGGTTTAGGTTATGCATCTGCCTTTGATAGAATCAATGTTAGAAGATTATTCTTAACAATTGAGCAAGCACTACAGAAAGCAGCAGAAGCACAACTCTTTGAACTTAATGATCAAGTAACAAGAGCAAACTTTGTTAACATTGTTGAACCATATCTAAGAGATGTGGAAGCTAAGAGAGGACTCTATGGGTTCCTAGTTATTTGTGATGAGACAAACAACACTCCTGATATTATTGATAATAATGAATTCAGAGCAGACATCTTCTTGAAGCCTGCCAAGTCAATCAACTATGTTACTCTTACATTTGTTGCCACCAGAACTGGTGTTAGCTTTGAAGAAGTAGCAGGTCGAGTTTAACTTTCATCAATAAATAAACAAAGGAGATTTTAAAAAATGGCACAAATCCCACAGAGAACTATTTCTCAATTTAAATCAAAACTGATTGGAGGCGGTACTCGCCCCAATCTGTTTGAGGTTCAAGTCAACTTCCCAGATGGAGTAAATCTTGGCATTCAAAGTGATGGTGGTGGAGAGTTTGATGGAGATAGATTTAGATTTTTATGCAAAGCAGCACAACTTCCTGCTTCTAATGTAGGAAATTTAGAAGTTCCTTTTAGGGGACGTACTTTAAAGGTTGCTGGTGATAGAACTTTTGATCCTTGGAGTGTTACTGTTATTAATGACCAAGATTTTGGACATTATAGAGCATTCCAAGCATGGGCTCAGAACATGGCTCAGTATGGTGATTCGTCAGGTTTGACTAATCCATCTGATTATATGGGTAATGCTACAGTCTATCAACTTGGTAGAAATGCTGCTAGTCAACAGGGTTCTAATAGTCCTGCAACTGATAGCAATATACTTGCTCAGTATAAGATGGTTGATATTTTCCCAACCACAATTGCAGCAATTGATCTATCATATGATACAACTGATACAATTGAAGAGTTTACAGTTGACTTCCAGGTACAATACTGGTATCCTGAAGCAGCAGGAGCTGGAGCCTGATAAATAAACATACAGGTTAACTTTTAATAATGGCAAGGTTATTTGGATTTTCGATAGAGGATACGGAAAAGATACCACCAGGTGTGGTATCCCCCGTTCCTCAAAATAACGCTGATGGGTCAGACCACTATTTGACTAGTGGTTTTTTTGGTTCGTATGTAGATATTGAAGGCGTATATAGAACTGAATTTGAATTAATAAAAAGATATAGAGAGATGGCATTACACCCAGAGTGTGATAGTGCTATTGAAGATATTATACAGGAAGCAATTGTTTCAGATACTAATGATTCTCCAGTAGAAATTGATTTGGATAATCTTAATGCATCTGATGGTATTAAAGATAGAATTAGAGAAGAGTTTAAAGCAGTTAAAGACCTTTTAGATTTTGATGGAAAGGCACATGAAATTTACAGGAATTGGTATATAGATGGTAGAATCCATTACCATAAAGTAATTGATTTAAAGAAACCAGAAGAAGGAATAGTAGAATTAAGATATATTGATGCGATGAAAATTCGCTATGTGAGACAGCAGAAGAAGGAAGAGAAAGATATTAGGATGGCTAATATTAATAA